AAACTCATTATCAATGAGGGTTCTAAGGTCACGGTTAGAAGACAAATTAACATCTACAGCGTTCTTAACCATTTCTGGTAAAGACTTTTTCATCATTGAATCAACCGATTCTCGGATAATAGCATTAACAGACTTTTTATCTACGAAATTACTTACAACGTATTTGAGATGTTGGTTAATACTTTCACGAATAAAAGCATCAGTGTCACTACTGTTGATCTTATCCTTGACTAGTTGTTCTATAAGTTTGTTGATATCTTCAGTGATCATCTTACTTACCAATGCCTTTAGCTTTAGACTTGTTCATTGATAAAGCGCTTTTACACAAATTGATAAAATCAACTTTAGGATAGCGCTGTTCTAAATAAAGGGCGCAAGCACCGATGATATCCCGTAGTTCGACTAATTGGTTAACGGGATCTTGAAGTCTTTCGGCTTCTTTAAGTTCGTCTAATTCTTCTTGAATTTTAGAAACAGTTCCGAGCACTCCTTTAGTGCTTAAAGGAACCGTCATAACAGCGGCAGTTTGTACATCGTTACCGTAATCACGGCTGTCATAGCCCATTGAACATCCCATGAACTAACAGTAGCTTCAACTACCTAACCATTCGACCGTCAGGTAGAGTTAGGCCGACGTTCTTAGGGGTCCATTTCTCCATGGGACGGTCTAATATCTCTAGTCCCACCTTTAGTAGACCGCTCTTGCCAGCAACCGTTTCATTGAGGTCATGAATCAATTTTACAGCGATTTCAAGGGCTTGCTGTTCGTCTTCGACTTCGGTAACAAAACTACCACCGATCAAACGTATACAACTACCTACCTTTAAAAGAAGATCCACGACGATCTTACAAAGGTCTTGCGTCTCTATAGGAGACTGTTCCCACCGATCTTTGTAGTCGTAAATACCAACATACAAGTAAGGTGGCTGAGTAGCCGTAAGAGAAGTAAGCGACTCGGCACCCGTAATAGGATCTTGGTAGTGTTCTTTTGTTTCCGCCTTATTTAAGGGCATATCGGTAGAACTGTATTTGATAACAGCTTGTCCGCTTTCTGCTAGCTCTACCAACAGTTTAAGTTCATCTAAGGTCAATAACGAACCGTCTATAGTGGCGTTGCCGTCCTTAATAGAAACAACGTGTTCTTGACCATTAGGTCTTTGAAAAGTAAATACCGATGGAAGAAACGGTGTAATAGGTTCTAATTCTATAGTAGGGCTATCCCGTAAAGTAAATAGTACTGGTGGTAAGGTTGTGAGTAAACCGTCTGGTCTATAGGCTTCTAGCGTCAGACCGTTTAAGGTACGACCTGCTAAAACTAATCCCTTATCGGTCCATTGGTAAAACTTAGTAATCATTTTGTTCTTCCTTGGATGGCGAAGACCACCGCATAGCTGTTTCGTAATCCACACCACACGACTCTAGAAAGGCTTGTAACTTGAGCGGTGGTATAACATCGTTCTGACCACCTTCAATACGGTCACAAGGGAACCAATACGTTTTATTAGAAGTTACAACACAAGCGTTGTGAGACTTTGCTTTAGCACCTAAAAGGGTGTCTAGTTCTATTAAAGAGGGCGGTCTAGGGATAAAGCTTAGAATATCCTTGTCAGACATAGATAAATCCAAAGCAGTCAACATCTTTAATGTAGATGGGTTAGTAAAAGATACCGCTGGAATCAAACAATCGATTCCTAACAACGACACAGCTACAGCGTAGTATATAGCAGCTTGTGAGTCTACATCTAAGTAAATGTAAGGATTTCTAATCCAACATGAACCGTTAGGTAATGTGTCTGTTTTTACAGTAGCAGTAAGATCCAAACCTACTGCAATGTTCTTTTGTCTTTCTGTTTTAGTACTTAATGATAAGTCGTTTTCGGTGACTACACTGTTACCACATATTCTGGGTAGGTCAATGATATCCAAAACACCGGGTTTAAGAATACCCCATATTACTTCATTAAACCCACCGCCTATAATACCGTATTTATCCTTATCAATCCAAACCAATTCTACTATTTGATTTTCTCGAATACGCGCCTTACCAGGACTGATGAGAAGCTGTCCTACTTGGATTAAGTTGGTATTTCTAGGTTTAGCTTCCTCTATAAGTTGCTGTAACATTTACTTTAATACCTTAGGTACAAGAAGAGCAAAGAACAATAAAGAAGCTGCTAAATCACCATACCTTCTAGCCCATTCTTCATGTAACATAACAGGATCGGCGGTGTTATCAGGTACAGTAGTTTCCATAAAACCTGTATGGTCGGGTGTAGGTACTTCTAAACCTACATTTCTAACATATTCAGGTGTAGACATCCATCTTTCCCAGGACGACGACAAAGTATCTTTCCCTTCAGAAGTACAGTTTTCCCTATAAAACGAATCGAAGTAAAGGTCACTCGATATATCGTCCATTAAGGAGTTATCTTTGTTAGCAGGGAAAAGAGAAGTGATAATAGTCTTATCGGGAACCACTACGGTATACCCTAAACACGCCATAAAGGTCTTAGCAGCGCTAGGCGAAGCTCCTCTCTCTATGAGAGCGTTATACACAGCCTTGCTATCATTCCTGTTAGTAGTAACCACATAATGAGCCGTAGATGTTTCTGGATCGGCTGTGACATTAGAAAGATCGTTAGGACGAACCCTAAGAGCGGCAACTGTACGGATATGATCGATTAGAGAAGCAGGTACGCCGCCAGCTTCTACTAACTGCATAACCCTTTTACGGTTATTTTCCGCCTTACCTAAAAGGTCTACAATCCGAGGGTCGCTAGCAGCCTTTTGATAAGCTTCCTTGTCTTCATTGGAAACACGGTCGGGTATACGGGCATAGAAAGTACCTTTATCCGATACCAAAGCACCTAAAACTGGATCGAAATGGTTGGTAAATTGTTGTGTAGGTACTATTACGTTTTCAGACTTAGATAAACTGTCGTTGTCATCAAATAGATATTCCGTAACGATAGAACACGACCCGATTTCATTTTCAGAACGGTTCAACTCTGAAGACATTTCGGGATCTTGTAATAAACCGGATTCACAAGACTTATTACAAGGCTTAATTGTTATTGCTACGTCTCTAGCAACGGTACGGGTCAGGCGCTTGCCTTTCTTTTCTAATGTAGCTCCTTGGATACTAAATCGACAAAGTATCTTCTCGTCGTTAGCGTTGTGATCTCGTACTTGGGCAGCTAGAGCCGCTGCCGCTGGATGGCCAGCGCCGTTATACAACCGTACCTGACCATAAATCATCGGTAAACGTACGATGTTCCAAAAGTGTTTCTGACGGTCGTTCAAACAGTCTTGAGGACCGAATATTTTGTGAGCATAAACGATACGTCCAAGAATGTCCAATGGGGAATGGCCAGCATCTTTCTTACCACGGTGTTCCCAATTGCCCGTTCCCTCCTTAACAAGAGAATCGATATCGCAACCGGCAACGTCTAATACTTCACCAGATGTGTCTATTGCTTCGCTGGCAAAAACGCCGTCTAATATCGTACCACCTAGTTTGTTTCTTACATTGGACACACCGCTAATAGCGTCTACAGTTGGTCCAATAGGTTCAGCAAGCATAACCGCAAGATTTTAGTTTATGCAGTAGTCCACTTCTTAAAAGTGGTTAAAAATTCACCATAGGTGAGTAGTTGTCGCTTATATTGGTGTTCTGCCGCGTGTAACCGGCCAAGTGCAAAAGCGATACGTCTATCTGAGCTGTCTTCTATAGTTAAATTGTAAGTACCTAAGCTACTAGAAAAACCATCACAATACGCTACATAAGTTTTAAAGTTACATTCCATAAACACTAAGTAGCTTTATTTACTTTCCATCCTTTGCGGCTTGCAAATTACCATCAATGGTCTTTTGATTCTGTTCCACCGTCTCTAACTGTTTCTTATCTGCGTTGATCGTTATTCGGAAAAGCTCCAAGATCGCTGCTACTATACTTGCCCACATCACATTTATCCTCTACTTGACGATTCAGTAACGCCTCTTCCAATTTAGTTAAGTAGGCAGGAAAGTGAGCTAATTTGGCAGCATCTTGATTAGCCTTGCTAATAGCCGTTTGACATTTAATCGCCTGTTCCTTAGAATAGACAGTACCTCTTTGGACTTCTACAAGGTTAGACTTCTCTACTAAACTATTTGAATAAACAGCTAAAGGAACACAAGCTGTTACACATAAAACAAAACCGATTGTAATGATCCTGTTCATTTAATTACTTTCTTTAGGGTTTCTGTTGTGGATTTTGAGCAGTTTGTGCTAGTTGTTGTTGCTGCGCTTCCATTTGCTTTTGGGCTTGTAACATCTGTTGATACTGAAACCAAAACGGATTTTGATAGAATTGCTTAGAAGGATCTTTAGAGGCGTCTTTAACACCGAACATTACCTCTTGAATAACCCCGAATGGAACCATCTGTTGAACAACAGCCCACCATGCCTGGTTTAATGGCAAATCACCCGCTAGCTCTTTGGGGATAGGTGGACGTTGTTTAGTTTGCCGAACGTGATTTATAGATCCGTCTAGTGACAAATTTCTAGTTTCGTCTGCGTCTTCTTGATCTAGAGTCTTGGCGTCTAAGCCTAACAGCTTAAAGTGGGCAACTTTCGATAGTTCAAAATCGATTAACGGTAATATCTGTTGATCTACGAACTCTTCTAGGTTCAGTAATAACGGTCTTATACCCGTATCCCTGTGCGCCTCTAGCAAATATTCTTTGTTGGAGTTATGTACATAAAAACCGTTAGCAATAAATCCGTGACTTTCGTTGAACATTTCAACGTCAGCCATTTCAACTACATTATCTAAGTCTATGATTTCGGTAATTTGCATAGCACTACCGTCATCGATTATCAAAAAATCACCTATCACTAACTCTTGTTGTATGCGCCATTCTGTTTTAGAACCATCAAATATTCTAAACTTATGATCTGGTGAAGTGATTATTTCCAAACCATTATCAGTAATAGTCTTGATACTTCGCTTAAGTCCAGACTTAAAGATCCTACATTTAATGTACTCTCTACCATCCCATATTTCAGTAAAGACTTCTTCTTCGTCGCCTAATATAGATCCAATAGTATTGTATCCGTCGATTTGATATACTCTAGAGCTTAGATCTAAACACTCCGATAACGACTGGTTGTTAGTGCCTCTACTCAAGTGAGCCATACCGGGCAACTCTTCCGGTGACATCTGAAAAGCGCTTAGAATAGCTCTAGCATTATTGTCGGATAGATATTGATATTCCATATCCCTAGAGGAGTTATCAATAGGTTGCCATGTTAGTTTGTCTTCAGGACCGATACCGAAGACGGGCATTCTGTGACTATTTGCCAACAATACACCATCACACATAAAAGCATGTTCAGGACTCTTACAAGCATGCCCTTTACAATCATGGGTAGGTTCATAAACAGAAACATCATACATTTCTACGTATGTATCAGTAATGTACTTATCTAATACTATTACAGTGTCAAACCCTTTTAGTTGCGGCTTAGTATTCCATTTGTCTCTATTAGATAGAACCAAGTCACCGATCTTAAGATCCTCTTGTCTCTTCCAATCAGGTTCGCCTGAGTCATTTATTACTCTGAATCGATGATCTGGTGAAGTTTTAAGTGTCACGTTGTTACTTAATTGTGTAACAGCTAATTGCTTAACGCTTGTTTTGTAAACTAAAGCTGGATTCCACTCTTTACCCGTCCAAATAGTACAAAGCTTTTCTTTTGATCCATCTAAATAGTCTACAACACTTATCCTACCACTTTCCTGAGTCCAAATCGTAGAAGAACCGTCGATACAGTTGTTGACACTATTAACCGCTGCCATAAACTCGTTACGTATCTGTAATAGAACCTGAGCATCGACATCATCCGACTGGATAATGATCATGCCTCTAGCGGCTCTACCGCTTTGAAAAAACAACTTGTTATGAGCAGTAATAGAAATGTGCGTTAGAACTTCGTTAATTGCTAAGTCTAACGGCGTAACTGGAAAACCAAACCATTCAAAATCACTTACCGGATAAAAGTTCTTACAACGTAATTGATCGTCTGTGAAACATTGAATAGCTTTACCGTCTAGAAGTTGTATCCATTCATATCTATCCCAATCGTAGCTACCATCTACAGCATCTACATAGTCGCTCCTGCTACCACCGTAGATATTTTGTAATAGACTAATAGATCGTTCGCGAATATCTTCTAATTGATTAGCGGAAGCTGTTTTGACGGTCGGAAAGACAGTACCAGCATCTAAAGGTCTAAAACTATGAAAATAACCGTCATTATCGTTAATAATTTCAGTTGCAATACGACCTACGATCAAAGCACTGCGCGCAGACTCTTCTAACCACTGAGAAAAGTTCATCGCTTCAGTTCTTAGATAACCGTCTATCTTTCCGCATGTTTCAATTACCTTACAAGCTTTCTCTATTTTCTTTTCGATGTCTTCTTTCTCTTCTTTGGACATTTTATCGAAAATACGCTTGTCTGGAATAATACCAAAACCTAAAGATAAACGGTCTTCTTGTCGTCTACCGAATTGAGATACCTGTTTCTGTCTAGCTAGTAAAATACTACCAACCAACGAATCCGTAGTAGAGATACGTTTGAGAATCGGTTCTGGCAAACCAGACGGCTTAATATAATATAGGCCCGTTAGAGTAGAATCGGTCTTATACGGGTTTCCTGTGAAACCTAAACGAGTTATACGCTTGTCAAAAGCGTCATATTCAGTCTTAGCTAGTTCGTCACCACCTTCATCGGGATTAATACTAAGAGTCCAGATACTCTTACGTTTAGCAACCTCGATTGAATAAGGATTTTCATCCTTCTTTAGTTCATCCATTAAACCCCTCTTACCTTAAGACTCAAAGGTTGAGCTGACTTATTAGTCACGGACAAAGAATAACTAGGACCGCTTTTAGCTAACAGACCGGACATATATCCAGCTTGTGAAGGCGAAATTCGTGTCATTACACTATTCAAAGTAGCTTCAGCTTCTTGATCTACTAACAAGTAAAAAAACCGTTTGTTATGTGAATAAAAATCCATTGACGCACCGGCAGTACCAACTTCCAAAGAGGGTAGCGGATCGGATGCCATTATTTCAAACCATCTAGAAGTAACGCTTTGAATTTTCCAAGTTCTACAAACCGGACTAGAAAAACCGTTTACGATATTCACATAGTCACCGATTTGAACTGGTCCCGGTGAATATACAAAGAATTGACTAGCGGACGTAACAGTAACCGTTTCAGTAATACCTGAAAATCCTGTACTAGGTGCGCGTGCTAACTGCAATTGTGAAGAAGTGTTATTTTTACTTAATACCTGCCAAAAACCCACATTAGCTTCGTTAAATGGTCCAGCGCTGTCACCTGTTAGCAACCCTGGAATGCAAACAGTGTCACCAACTAAAACACCGCTGAAATCGTTTACCAGAGCGTCTACAGTGACCGTTTCGTTAGCTAACATAGTAACTGCCACGCTTCTACCAGTTAGGTCCACACCTCTATCTGTGCGCAAAACCGGATTAGTACCAGCAGTCCATGTCATTCGATAAAGTGGATCTATCACCAAAGGCGACAAAGTTAATGTAAAAACCGTAGATGGTGCGATACTGACTGTTCGGGTGCCGTTGAATAAAGAAAGAGTGGTTCCGGGTGGAACAGTTTCAGTAATTTCAAAAGGTAAAGGGCTTTCGTCCGTGAAGGACACATTAGGAAAACCCGTTTTGTTGTTATTACTATCGTATGTAAGTAGAGATAGCAATACATTATAACTAGTCACGGTCTAAAGATTTAAGATACAATTTTGATACGACTATTACCTACAACTACACTAGGTCTAGGCACACCGATTTGCTGCATAACTTGTTCATGCCAATGTCTTTGTCTTTGGTCTTGTTCTGAAAGTAAATCGGTATGAATAACAGCTATACCTGTGTCTTCTTTAGAAGTTTGAGACACACTTATTTCACTATTTTGTAGTGGATAAGCGTTCATCGTCAAATATCTAGCAGCGTCACAAAGGTCGTCATCTTTCTTCTCAGGATCGTCCGTAAGACGACCGGAAGCGTCCCTAGCGCGGTGATACTTGGTTAACCTGGAAACAAGCCCCATAACCCCTTCACCTTCTTTTAGAAAGAACATTTGAGGTTCACCAGAAACAGGGCGCAATTTGCTACGGATAATGTTAATACCGTCCAGTACGGAACCTGGACCTTTCTTCCATAAACGTATCCTAAAACCGGCTTTCTTAAAAGCTTTGATAGCGCCCGGCATAGCCATATCTGCCCACACTACGGGATCGTACTTTTGATATTTTTCCTTACATATCTCTATTTGTTCCTGTTCTTCTAAAGATGGTATCTCTAATGCCTTAACGAACAAACAAATTTCCGGTAATAAAAGAGCTAATGTAGCTGCAAACGGATGTGTATGCCCAAAGTCTATCCCTAAACCTACTCTGGCCCCGTATTCTTCAACGAAAAGTTTAACAAAAGCATCTATATCTATACCGTTATATTTCTGCTTTAATTGACTTTCGTAGAATTGTGCCAAAGTAACTGTATGCAAATCCATGTCCAAGCGCGGATAGATAAGACCTTCACTGTTCGGTTTAGTACAAAGGTATTGCGCGTTAACATAATCGGGATCGCCAGCATCACGGATAGTTAAGGTAGTGTCAGATAGTTGGCTCAGCATCTTGGCTTGCGACTTTTGACCTGCTAACGTACCTCTACAAGCCGAAACCAAAGGACAAGTTACACAACCAGCGAACACGTTTGTGCGCTCAAATTTTTGTTGCTTGGTGATGGGTAAGTCTTTAAACTCATTTTCTGAAATAGTAGTTAAAGCGCCTCTATCTATGTAAATATCTAATTTGGGCAGTAAAGGTAAATGTTTCTTATCAGGACAGCGTTCCGTAACGTCTAGCAAGTTCCAGTGCCTAACCACCAATCCCGTTTTGTGCGCCTTATCTAGCTCTTCTTGTACCTTACCGTAAGAAGACTTTCGAGTAGATATAAGCAGGGTAATTGGCAGTTGACCGTTACGACCTTTAGGAATCGACTTGGCTTCTTGATAGGCGCGTGGATTAGAAATAACGTCTACTTCGTCAACTACCATGAATGTAGAGTGCTTAGAGTTCGTACCTGCTAGTGTACAAATAGCTACTTCTATCTTTAAGTGTACCTTGGTATACCTTTCTTGCTCTTGTTGTGTGAGTTGTAGGTATTCGTCTTTAGTTAGGTTTTCAGTAGGATTGTCTATACTTTCGTATCGTAATACCTCTAATGTACGTTTTCTGTCACCTTCGATGAAAGGTCGAAGTGAAGGTATGTCTAAGAAGTTACGTACATACTCTTGCGCTTTTTCGGACTGGTCCTCTTGTGCCGCTAAATGAACTACGTCCCGTCTAGCGTGTAATATCACTAGAACTTCTAATATGGCGGCATCCAAAGTCTTCATTGAAGCTCTAGCAGCATACGCCATTATACGGGATTTAAGTTCATCCCCACCTGTCAATGCTAACGTGTAAACTTCCCAAACCAAACCAAACGGAGTAGTGTTACTGTCAGGATCAACGATGAAATCCGGTAATTCTAAGTTAAAGAAGTAATAAAGAAAGTCCTTTAGATGTTGTTCGTCTTTACAAGGATGGAACAAGATCCTTCTAGTTGCTTTATCTTCTTCAGATAAAGAGTTGTAACTAGCTTTAGGCATTTATACTTCTTCGATGTTTGACTAACTGAGACAGTTGACCCGGTATCGTTAAAACTTCTGTATGTTCTAATACAGGTTTATCACTTTCTTCTACTACGATAGTGTTTGGCTTAGTTTCAATATTAGGTGAACGACCTTCTAATGTTCTGAGTGCTAATTCTACCAAAGTCTTATATTGAGCAACTGTTTCGATTTTGACGGGCATATCAGAAGTCTTACCGGCCATGTATTCTTTAGCCTTCTTACCTATTTCATCATTAGCGCAATAAAGAAGGTCCAACACGGTTTGAGCGGTTTCTAAACCAGCCCTTACATGTCTTTCAATTAACGACTCACGTATACGGTCGTTATACTCTTTTCTTGAAAGATCCCACTGGTAAGTGATGCGTGCTTGTACAATAGCGCCTAAATTAACCCCTCGGAACTCGGATGCGATTGTTTCGCAACCGTATCCGTTCAGGTATAGGACTTGCATTCTGGTGGCTAGGTCTAGGGCTAACGGCCTTTCTTTGGGGTCCAACCTCCATACGTTCAGAGCTTTCTTTTCCCTCTCTGTCAGTGTTTCCTCTATTTGCTCTGGTGCCCACATCTGATAAAAAGATTTCTTTTCTATTTTGGATAATAAATTCGATATTTACATTACCAACTACGTACCTAGTCCACTTAACAATTTCTTGAAGCTTTTCTCTAGTATACTCTATATCCGTACCATCAGTAATATAACGTACGTATCGTTCTATTAACGGACAATTAAAGAAACATTCCACTTTACGGCTATGGGGATAAAAAAGCATATCACAATAACCGCGCAATTGAGCTGTCTGTTCATCGTTCATTGCGCCAGTTAAAATAGTGACTTCTCTTAAAGATGCTAAATTATTCATCGGTTATCTTGATGTCCATTCTGTCTTCTAGTATTTTGATAAGATCTTTCTTAGGGGTACTATTTCTAGGCGTAAAGCTCTTTAGACGTTTTTCTAATGCTACTAACGGACCTAATGACTCTTGATAAACAGCTTTTTGAGTCTTAGTCACTGTACCTCTTACAATAGCACCTAATTCTGATAGTTCTTTACGACGTTTCTGAACATAATCAGCCGGACCCACTATTTCTATTTTGTTAACAGCGCCATCTATTAACGTAACCGGATTTTCGGGCGTGTCCTTCAATACCACTATACGTTTACATATATCATTAGTATAAAAAGGTATCCTTCGGGTGATAACACCATCTTCGGAATGCTCTATTAACCACACTGCGCGTTTCTCTACCAAAGCGTCTACTTGGGTACGCCACCTGGGAGCGCCTATATACCACGTATTACCACTTTCTTGTGGTGAATGTAAATGTCCAGAAATTATCTGCTTATATTTACTAGGTGGTTTAAGGTCTGACGATGTGACTTTACCGCTTTCGTACCTAAACCCACAAAAATCTTGATGTGCTACTAGACACCCACCGAGATCGTCACATCTGTTATAGAACGTCTCTTTGTCTTTGCAGTAAGACACAAACTGTAATGGGCCTATTCTATAAGATGGCCAAACCACCGTTACTAAATCCCTATAGGCATCCATAATATGTGTATCGGAACCAGGAATGTTTTGATCGTGATTGCCAACTATACAGACACCACCTAATTTAGAGAAAGCCCAGCGCCAAAAACCCAATACCGTTAAAGAAACATCTTCATGGGAGTGATGTTGATCCCCTAGCCAAATAGGTACAGCTAAAGGATACTGTTCCTTTATGGAAGCAACTAGATGGACTAAATTTTTACAGTCTTCTAGTTCCAAAGGAACGGCGTGAACGTCACCTATATAGATATACTGGTACATCAGTGCGAAAACTTATTACATCTAAGACATTTACCGAAAATAGCACCTTTAGGTAATACATGTCCTAGATGAAAACATTCATCAAAATTACTGGTATTACCCTTTAGATGCGTATCGCTTAATTTATCATCGCCTTTCATGGAAATCACTTCTGAAGGTTCGCTCTTGACACCGATAATATCAATGTTTTCAACGGTATAAACTTCATATCCATCTACAATGCACTTATTATTTGTATATGGATGGACCAATATCGTCCTGTTAATATGCTTGCCAAATACACAGTAATATAATGAATCGTCCTTACCCGACAACAAACGAACTACCAAACAATAACGATCATTCGCTTCGTATTTATTAGATAGTTCTTTGGCTATTTCTCGAAGCTTGTCTAACTCCATTTTAACCCTCTAAACAATTTAATTCAGCTAATCCACTTAAAACCAAAACTTTACGCTCTAATATAGATAGAGTAGCTAGAGCTTTACGTAATAGTCTTAGACCTTGGTTCTCTTCATACTTCGACTCTGGTTGTTCTTCTATAGGCGCTGAATAGGAATGCGTTCTATCTTGCTTATCTTCACCTTCATCATCTATAGTCGGTACAACTGAAGAAGCTTTCATTATAGCAGCTACAGACTGTTCATCCGCAGAACTCCTAGACAAGAATACTATTTCATCAGCATCCTCGTACTTAGATGCTAATAGAATGCCCAAAGCATCCCAAACATCTTCATCAATATTATCTGGTAATTCAGCCACCCTACCTGTAGATAACCAATCGAACATACTACCATCTACAATCGACTTGTATAAGGTATTAACTTCTTTTTCAGCAACCTTAATATCGATCTTGTAATCGCGTGCAATGTACCATGCAATTCTGTCACGTCGAATGTGATTAGCGATTTCTTTGTAGTCATGTCCTTCCGGTGAAGTATGTGCAGCGGCTCTCTTATTAGAGTGATACAGCAGTCTTTTATCCAACGGCCCTAGATGCAAATGGGTCGTGCTGTAGCTATTGATAAGCCTCGCTCCCATCTTACCTATAGCTGTTGTTCTAAATACCGACGCTGGACATTCTGGACGCTTTACGGTGGTCTTATGTTTGTTAGAGGTATGGTGGTTTTCAACTCTGTAACCTGAAACTACCCATTCAGGAAATGAAAAAGGTTCACCGGGTAAGTTGGCGGATTCACCGCGCCAATACGCTACGTTTGCTACAGGATGAAATGAAGGTGCCCAATGTGGCATTGGTTTAGCTTCAATCATCACCTTATCGATACCTATCAAAAGTCCTTCGGTTGCATGACCAATAAGGTCTAGATCGGTTAATTCAGCTCTGGGAGTACACCGTGCAAACATTCTAGCGCGGTCAATAGCTAACGGTAGGTTTTGTACTACAATATCATCTCTAAGCTTCTTAAGCTCTAAAACGACTTCTACTAACTGCTCTAAAAGTTCTGGTTCTAGTTCGATAGTGGGTTTGTATTCTGGTAGTTCTACTTTAGCAATGATCCTGTTAAAGTTAACACCTAATACGATATGCGTTATAACCCACAGTAAAAAAGGCCAGTTAGTGGCATATCTGTAAACAGCCGACCAACAATGTCTACGTAGTTCGGGTAGTAAGTATTTTACATACACTAAATTACGTTCCCGAAAGAACGGCCTAGCGGCTGTAACCACCTTTCCTTTTTCCTCTAAGTATTTAAGAAACAACATAGCGATAGCCTGTTTCTTACTAGACAGCTCTAGCAAATTGACAAAGTGTCTCTCTAGACGAAACACGTTAACAATCTGGCTGTCCAGTAACTTAAGTCTCTCTTCTTTTTCACCTTGCAACGGCTTAATAGCCCTCTTAAGCTGATTTGTAAACAGCGTGTAAGACTCATCTATCTTGGTATCTTTTTTATCAGCTCTTTTCTTCATATTTATTCCAGTTCTATAAGTTGCGGTGGTTCGTACAGGTTAGTAAGGATTTCATTTCTAATTCTTTGATGTTTTTCTAGTTTCGGTACGCCGTTAATACGTACGTCCACAAAAAAGAAATGGTCTTTCCCACTTCTTCTAGTACCGCGTCCTACTCCTTGTACTAATGCTGTTTCAGAAGTTCCGCCTACCAAGTAAACGACCAACATCGGATTTGCAGGTTTGAGATCAATACCCACTCTTCCAGCCGAAGTCGCAATTAGTTCGCTTTGACTTTCGTTAAACAAATCCCTGACCACTTCTGACTTACATTCTCTTACTCTAGCAGGTAAGTTTTTAGCTCCACCCGTATTGCCGTGTAATACTAATGCGTCTGGACAATACTTTAACAACAACTCTACTTGCGGATATTCTTCTACTAAATAGAGAACTGAGTAACCTTGCTCCCTAAAAACTTTCCCTAATTGGGATGCTTTCTTCGCAACAATGGGATCTTCGTACAGATAAGTTCTCGTTAACTTATCCGGATCGTTTGACACACATTCGACACTAGGATCAATTTCAATATACCCAAATATCGGTTTAGCTAATATGTCTTTTCTTACAGCTTCCCGTAATGTAAGTGTTGCTACAGTTTCACCTACAACAGACCTAAGTATCGGTCCTAAACCGTCCCCTCTTATTAAAGTGGCAGAAGCAAAAAACCTATAAGGCGCATTAGCCATAACACCGTTGCTCAAATTCAATAAAGTATCAGCGGCGAATGTATGAGCTTCATCGCCGCAAAACACCTGTGAGCTGTGAAAGTGTTCCCATGCTTTACTACCTTCCCGAACATTGGACAAAGCGATAGCTGTACACACTGTAATCAATTTACCTATCTCTTTGCTTTCTCCATCGAAGTAGCCTATATATTTCGGTCCTATCAGTCGCATAAGCAGGTTATATAACTGCCTAGCTATTGGTCCTGATAATGCTGTAAACACAGACCTTAACCCTATAGCCCGTAGCAGTAGTGCAAACAGGAGTGACTTACCTGTACCTGTAGCGTACTCTATACTACCATGTATAGCTTCTAGTAGGGAGTCTACACCTACTACTTGGTGTTCAAATGGTGGACCACCAAATAGCTGTTGGGGTGTTTGTTTCCAGTGTAACGGTTGCAATTCGGGTAAAGGGTAGGCTCTTTTGATTTTCGCAATAGGAACGTCTAGGACGCGAGCTAAGGTAGACACGCACCCTGATGGTACCCAATACCCAAACTCGTCTTTAAAAAGGATTGAACGAGTTTTACGCGCAATTAAGCGTGCTTCTTCTGCCCTCCAAGCGGTAATTCCCATTTGTCTTATCTTCCAGCTTTGATTTTGATGCCTTTTAAGCTGGTAAGCTGCGGAAGTATCCTCTATTGTAAGTAGAGGAATTACATCTTTATGTTTAGCTACGGATTCGGGTATACGTAACTTGGTAGGAGTTTCTAATACTAACACTACTGTACAGTAGCAGTGGTAGTACGAAATAGTATGTTTGTGAATTTTGTGTGAAGAAATGTGAAATGTTTGTGAAGTAGGCCGAAAAATAGTATAAATCGTTTTGCGCGCTAAATCTAGAAATTGTGGGAAGAGGGGGGTAAGGGGGGCAATGGGTAACATTAAAATAAATACTAAATAATAAAATTAATAATTAAATTATAAATACTAAATAATAAAATTAATAATTAAATTATAAATACTAAATAATAAAATTAATAATTAAATATATTTCAAAAGCTACGGTTCTATTTAAAGAACTAACTTACATATTCTTACATTTTGAAATAGTAGTTTTATATCTTACTTCTTCCACAGGTAGAATGTTTTTTCTTACAAAGAAATGATTTGTAATTAGATGTGTCCACTTTACTTACTTGTGTAATTGTAGTTTACATTAATGAAAATGTTATTCCCAATTCCTTTTTGTTATCTTCTTACAAATACACCTTTTTAGTTAAACTTTGTCTTTAAAATCAAAACAGTAAAAACTTACTTCCCCTGTAAGCAAATAGTACAATTTATCCTTTTTGCTAATTAACTGCTATGCAGCACCGAAAAGTAAAAAACCAAGTACCTAAAGTATTAGATAGTAAACCGGCGCACGCGATCCGTAGCACTATGCGGCTAGTGGCCGATGTAGTAGGATGTACGCTCGGCCCATGTGGGCGCACGGTTTTGATTGAGCGTCAAGAAAGCGGTTTGCCGCCCTTTGTTACCAAGGACGGGGTTACTGTCTACCGTGCTTTAGGGTTTGAGAACGCTGTGCAAGACTCTATTCTAGAGCTTGTGAGAGACGTGGCGGTGCGTACCGCTAGTGAAGCTGGCGATGGTACTACTACGGCTACCATCCTTGCTGCCGCGTTTATAGACAATATTCTAGAGTACACAGATCGTAATCCGCACATCTCTAGTCAAAGACTTTCTCGAAAAATTCACAATATTATCGAGAACTATGGCTTTGATTTTTTGAATGCTAATTCGTTGGCAGCTTCACTTAGCGATCCCGACGGTGAAAAGCTTTTGACGGCTGTGGCAGCGTTGTCCGCAAATGGTGATAACAAGATCGCTGACGCTGTAATTAAAGCCTCTAAAATTGCTGGCGACTACGGTAATGTAATTATCAATGAATCAGCCGGTTTAGACGATTACAAAGTAGAAAGATCCCCTGGATATACGTTAGACACGGGGTACGAAGATAGTTGTAAGAGTTTGTATTATGCGTGGATTACCAATAACGCTAATCAGCTATGCCAAGCTGACCGTCCTAGAGTCATCCTTTACAACGGTCGTATTAACAGCGTAGATACTATTACTTCGGTCTTGGGCTTGATTATGCAGGCTCAGCAGGTAATTCAAAGTGCTGATAATGAAGCGATTTTGAAGTTTATGGTAGAACAGAAGCTTTTACCGGCTAAGAAGTTAACAGACTTACAGCCACATGAAAAGGCTATTTTTACAAGCTTTATCAACAACACCACACCTTATGTTGTAATCGTAGCTAACGGCTTTTCGGATAATGTACTAGCTGCCCTACAATTAAATTGGGCACAGAACCCCCATCTCAAGCCTATTCCGTTAGTCACGCCGATGTCGGCAATAGCGACTAGCCAACAGCAAGTTCTGTTAGATCTTTCGGCGATTACAGGTGGGGGCGTTCATGATCCAGTTAA